TTGAAGGGTTTGATCGCGCTTGCCGTTGCCAAGAGCCTGAGCGACGCCGCGCAGAACCAGATCACCAGCGCGTTCGAAGCCTCGACCAAACACCTGACCGAAGCCGACGCCACGCAGTTCGAGACCGTCACCAAGCAGTTCGAAGGCATCATCAACACGATGGCCGCGAACCCGGCCGCACCGATCACGCTCAGCGTGAACTCGGGCCTCAGCGCCAGCGACGTGCAGAAGCTGCTCGCCGACGACCAGAAGCGCCGCGACGACGAAGCCAAGAAGCTCACCGAATCGCGTGCCGCGAATCACGCCGCGTTCGATGGCGTCATCGCCGCCGCCAAGCTGCCGGACGACGTGGCCAAGCAGCTCGGTGAAGCGCGCAACCTGATCGGCCAGAACTGGACCGAAGCCGACGCCAAGGCGCTGGCCGAGAACCAGGTCAAGGTGGGCGAGCAGATCGTCGCCGCACGCAAACTGTCGGGCATGGGCTTCGTGCCGCGTGGCTCGGTGCAGTCGGTCGATCCGGCCGAGCGCAACACCATCCTCAAGCTGTCCGAGGACATCCGCAACCGCATGCGCGGTACCGGTGCGCACGTCTCCGGTGCGCTGCGCCTGCTCGCCGACGACAAGCTGCCGCTGGCCGCGCAGCGCGCGCTGGCCATGTTCGACGAACAGCACGCCGCGGGCCTGCACGCGGAAGCCAAGGCGCTGGCCTCGGGCGTCGTGAACACCGGCGACACCTCGCTGCCGTACAGCTACCAGCGCGAAGTGATCCGCGAGGCCTACAGCGACACCAACATCCTCGCGCTGGTTTCGGTCGCGACCGACCCGACCACGAGCCCCACGCACCAGATCCCCTACGAGGCGCGTGATGTCTCGCAGATCGTGAACGACGGCATCGTGTACGAAGGCGCGGCCATCCCGCGAGCGGGCGTCACGCAGGCGCTGGAAGCGGCCTACATCTTGCCGATGAAGATCGCGATGGAGCTGACGAACGAAGTCCGCTTCTTCAGCGCCAACAACGCCGCGATGAACTGGGACGCCGCCGCGCGCAACCTGGAAAGCAATGCGCGCTACTTCCGCGAGCTGAAGGCCCGCCGCATCGCCAACCTGCTGCAGCGCAGTGCCGATGCCTATGGCGCCATCGCGGTGAGCAATGAAGCGTTCGATGCGCGCCTCACCGGCTCGCAGTCGATCATCAAGACCACGAACTTCCCGATCGTGCGTCCGTTCCAGGCGCGAACCTTGCAGGGCGCAACCGTCGGTTCGCCGGAAAACCCGATCACCATCACCTTGAACGGCGTGGCGATCACGGAATACGACGGCACCGGCACGCAGGCCGCAGGCACCTACTGGCGCATCACCGACGCCAACCTCGGTTACATCCAGCTCGTGAATCAGGCCGGCACGGCGGTCACGCCGACGGACACCGGCACGAACACCATCAGCTACTCCTACGCGACCAACATCGTGAAGGTGGACAGCGACGTGGGTTCGAGCACCTACGAGAAGCGCATGACCGCCGTGGTCCAGGCCATCGGCGCCCGCAAGGCGCTGCTGCGCGACGACCGCTACGTCGACCCGAACTACATGCTGATGTCCGGCACCTTGCACAACATGGTGACCGACGCGGAAGTGTTCGCGGCGAACTACCAGCGCGCCGACGCCAGCATCAACGCCTTCGGTGATCTGGAGCCGATCAAGGGCATCCCGGCGGTCAGCACCAACGCGCCGAGCATCGACCTGGGCGACAGCCGCATCCTCCTAGGCCAGCGCGGCTTGATGGCGCACACCATCGCCAAAGCGTTCTCGGTCGGTGCGCCCTACGAGATCTTCAACTCGTCCGGCCAGCCGCTCGGCAAGCAGGGTGCGTACGGCGAGGAATACGCGTCGATCCATCTGCCGACCGCGTATCGCCCGCGCCACACCTCGGTGATCGTGTACTCGGCCACGGCACGCACGGCGGCCTGATCCCTCCCACCCTGAACCCGGGCCGGCGCATCCCGCGCCGGCCCTTCGGAGTAGCCCATGAATCTGGTCCCGTACACGAACAACAAGCCTCACAACCAGCACATCGGCGGCCGCGTCATTCGCCCCGGCGAGACGCGCATGGTCGATGCCTCACTGGTGCCGAATGCCACGCCGGAAGAAGCCGCGCCCGGACCGGCCGCGCCGAACCCGCTGGCCGAGCTGGTGAAGAAGAAGGTCAAGGACATCGAGGCCGCGCTGCCGACGCTGTCCGACGCCGAGCTCGACGAAGTGCTCAAGCTCGACGGCGCCGATGCGACCGACGGACAGCCCCGCAAGGGTGTGGCCGAGGCCATCGCCGAAGAGAAGCTGCGCCGCGCCGCTGCGAGTCCGAAGGACTGATCGATGCCGGTCACGTTCGCCAACCTGCTGACGGACTACAAGGCGTCGTTGAACGACGCCGCGTCCGTCTTCACCGACGCGCACGACGCCGACTTCAAGCGGCATCTGAACGCGGCGGCGCGTGCGTTGGCGCTGGGCAAGCGCCCGCGCACGAAGGTGGGCGAGCTGACGCTGGTGGCCGACCAGCAGACCTACACCACCGTTCCCGCCGACCTGCTGCTGCCGAAGTCGGCCTTGTGGGGCTTGAGCGGCGAAGCCCCGTGGAATCTGCCGCGCGGCCCGCTGCCCACGCTGACGCTCGCCACCGGCGACGACGACGCACCCATGCTGGTGCTGTCTCCCGCACCCACGGCGTGCCAGATCGCGGCCTATGGCAGCACCTACCGCTACTGGTACTTCGCCGCGCACACGCTCACCGACGCCGAGTGCACCATCGCCGAGCGCGACGTGAATCTCGTGATTCTTCGCGCGCAGGTGGAAGCGATGCGCGAGCTGACCTTCCGCAACTTCATCAAGCCGGTGACACTGCGTGCCGGCTCCGGCGCGGCCGGTTCGCAGCCGCGCAACGGCCAGCCGGCGCACCTGTTCGAAGCGCTGCTGCACGAATTCAACGGGGCGGCGTGATGCAGATCTCCATCACGCACAATCTGGACGTCGCCCGTGCGGTCATCGACCAGGCGCCGCAGCAGTTCGGCGCCGCCGTCGATGGCGCCGTCGCGCGCGGCGCTGTGGAGCTGGCCAACACCATCAAGGCGCGTGCGCCGAAGTTCACGAGCCAGATGACGAACGCGGTGCTGCCCAGCCGCGTCGCGCCGATGCACCACGTCGTCACCGTGGGCAAGCAGTACGCCAGTCACGTCGAAGACGGCAGCAATCCCGGCGGACGCCCGGCCGTCGCGACCATCGAACGCTGGATCCGCCTCAAGGGCATCACGCCGCGCACGCCCGGCCTGTCGCAGCGGTCGTTGGCCTTCCTCATCCGCCAGAGCATCGCCGCCAAGGGCATCCGCCCGCAGCCCTTCGTCAAGCCCGCCGTGGCGCGCTTCGAAGGCCGCCTGGGCGAACTCATCGGCGTCGCGCTCGATCGCGTCGCCACCGGCCTGGGAGCGCGCTGATGCCCGCCGCGAACTACGCCGCGATCCTCGATGCCGTGAAGGACGCACTGGCGCTGGCCGCGCCCGGCCGCGTGGTCACGCGCCGCTACCAGGACTTCGCGAATCGTCCGCGCGAGGAGCTGGAAGCCGGCGTGTTCACCATCGTCTCGACGGGCATCACCGAATACCCCTACGAACGCGCGGACTACGACGACAGCGAAGGCGGTGCCCGCCAGACCGACCTCGGCGTGTTCGCGTTCACGATCGTCGGCCAGATCCAGCTGGCCGAAGACGCGACCGGCGAAGACATCGAGGCCGCCGAGTTCCAGCTGCTGCAGGAACTCGAAACCGTGGCCGACGAAGCCATCGCCAGTGAAGAGCTGGTCGACCTGCGCATCCTGAAGGCCGGGTTTTCCGGCCAGCTCGATGCGCCGTTCGGCTGGATTGCCACCGACTGGACCATCCGACTGATGTGAGCGAGGAGCCCATGAACGAACCCGAACGCACCACCGCCCAGGCTCCGAAGGCAGCGCCCGCTCCCTCGAAGCCCGCCAAGGCCGCCGCGACCGCGAAGGCCGACCCGCAGCTCGAAGCGATCCGCGAGGAAATCCGCAAGAGCAGCGCCACCGTCACCCAGCCCGCACCGCGCGACTTCGTGAAGCGCCGCGGCGACTTCGCGAACCGGGAGTAACGCGCCATGGCCAAGAACTATTTCCGCAAGAAGATCCTGCTCGCGAAGATCGAATCCCTCTACGCCGACGACCCGACGCCGACCGGCGCCCTGAACGCGATCCAGACCAAGGATCTCGAGATCGACCCGCTCGAAGGCGAGGCGCTGTCCCGTAAGCTCGACCGCGACAGCTTCGGCGCCGACCTGAGCACCCTGGTCGGGAAGCATGTGCGCGTCCGCTTCAAGGTGGAAGTCGCCGGCTCCGGCGCGGCCGGCACCGCGCCGGCGTATGGCGTGCTGCTGCGCGCCTGCGGCCACAGCGAAACCGTGAATGCCGGCGTCGACGTGACCTACACGCCGATCGACGAATCGGTGCCGAGCGTCTACTCCTACTTCAAGCGCGGCCTGGTGCTGCACAAGATCGCCGGCGCGCGCGGCATGGTGAAGATGGTCGCCAGCAAGCGGAACTACGGCTATTTCGAGTTCGAATTCATCGGCCTGTATGTCGGCCCGGTGGCTTCCAGCGCGATCACCGCGGTGCTGACGGCCTTCCAGAGGCCGGTGCCGTTCCGTGCCTCGACGGTGGACTGCGACCTGGCCGGCGTGACCGTGGGCCTGCACGAGATCAGCATCGACGGCGGGCAGAAGGTCGAGTTCTACGAGCACTCCGAAGAGGAGAGCATCCAGATCACCGACCGCGAATCGAAGTTCAGCGCGAAGTTCGAAGAGCCCGAGATCGGCACGCACGACTTCTTCGCCGACATCAGCACCGACACCACCGGCGCCTTCGATTTCCAGATCGGCACCACGGCCGGAAACATCGTGCAGGTGACGGCGGCGACCAGCCAGATCGGCACCCTCAAGGTGTCCGACACCCAGGGCGTGTCCACCTTCGACGTGACCGGCACGCTGGTGCCGGACAGCACGAATCCGGACTACCGCATCGTCATCAAGTAACCGCGCCGCGCCTGCGGGCGCTGTGCACCCGAGCCCCGGCGGTACCGGGGCATCCCCCAAGCCAACCAAGGCGATTGCCATGTTCAACGCGAAGCGTGTTTCCCCCCACATCAAGGCCAAGGTGCCGGTCGAGTTCACGCTCGACGACGGTTCTGTCATGCGCGGCGACTTCACCGCCAACTTCAACCGGCTGACGCAGGAACGCATCGACGAACTGCTCGAAGACGACATGACGCCGAACAGCGTGGTCTTCGCCGAGGCCGTCGCCAGCGTCGAGGACATCTTCGACGGTGAAAACCGCATGGAGCCCGCAGCCGCGCTGCAGTTCGTCACCCAGTCGCCGGAATGTGTGGCGGCAACGGTGAAGGTTTTTTTCGAGAAATTGCGACCGGCGGATACCGGTTCGAAAACCTCGAAGAAGCGGCGCTGAATTGGGTCGGTCGCCGAGATCGTGCCGAGGACGATCTCGACGACATGACCGACGAACTCGACGACCTGCG